CCAAATAGATTCCAACAAGCTAGATCAGCTTATGTTCTACAACCTGATATGTGGGCAGTTTCTTTTTTAAGAGATTTCCAACTTCAGGACTTAGCTCAAAGTGGTGATGCACAGAAGAAATTCTTAGTTGCAGAATACACTCTTGAGTCAAGAAACCAAGCTGCTTCAGGTGGTATATTCGATTTAACTACTTCATAGTAGTTATCACTTTTATGAGGGGGTATTTTTACTCCCTCATAATATCAATTAACAATTTTGTTTTCTTTGAAGATTTTAAAATCGGAACGAAGCAATACAAAAAAAGGAAAATAACATGAGAACATTAAACGACTATTTTTTAACTTCAACTATTGCTGATATTAGTACAGCATCATCTACTTTTGTAGCTGTACCAGATGGAGGTAAAATTATTAAAATTATAACTGCACTTCAAGGTGCAATTACTTCTGCCAATGGAGGAATATCTTTTGAAATTGGTGGAACTGCGGTAACTGGTGGTGGCATAACTGTTGCACACTCAGGTTCAGGAGCAGGTACTGTTGATACAGCAGAACCTACAGCACTTAATGAAGTATTGGAAGATGGAACAATTGAAATGATTACTGATGGAGCATCAAGTGGTGCTAAAAAATTAGTAGTAACATTTATTATAAGAAGATAATTACAGATTTTGTGGGGATCTTGTCTAGCGATACTTCCCCACAAATACCAATCAACTAAAAAGGAAATAAATTATGCCAATGGTAGGAAAAAAAAAGTTTTCATACAGTAAAGCTGGAATGAAAAAAGCAAAAGCCTTAGCAAAGAAAAAAGGCAAAAAAGTAAAATACAAAAAATAAAGGAAATAAATTATGAGTTTTAATTATGGTCTAAGACCAATAGTAATACAAAAAATAACAATGGCAGGAACTGCTGCATCTATTGCATCATCTGCTTTTGGAGCTGGTACTGAATATGTAAGAATTTGTTCTTCAACAGATTTTCATATAATTTTTGGTGCATCACCAACTGCTGATGCTGATGATATTTTTATACCAGCAGATCAACCAGAGATATTTAAAGTTTCTCCTGGAGAAAAAGTAGCTGCTTTAGGTGGCAACAATGCTGTTATTTCTATCGTTGAAATGTCTGCTTAGTGGCAAGATTAAAATTTACTCATTTTACACCCAGAGATAAACCACCTAAGTTAGGCAAACATAAAAAATCTCTATCAAAAGGTGAAAAAAGACAAATGAAACTTACTAGATATAAAGGTCAAGGTAGATAATGGCAAAACTAAGAGTAGATAATGATGGTGTAACAACTGAAACTTTCCATGATAACGAAGATAAGGGTGTTATCCAACAAAGATCAATAGATGTTAAACCAATATTAGAACACAATAAAAAGCTATACACACAGAATGATGGTTACTCACCAGACAAAGGTTTAAAAAGAGTAGCATCTATTCCATCTATTATCTTAGAGATTTGGGCAAAAGAATATAATGGCGATATGAATAAAGGTAATTGGTTTACTCTGCCAAAAGATGTTCAAACAAAAATTTTAAAAGAAAAATTAAATAGTTCTGATTATAGATTATTTAGAACTGCACCAGGAAGATTTTAATGGCACTAACAACATACACAGAATTAAAAGCATCACTAGCCAATTGGTTAAACAGATCAGATTTAACAACTGAGATAGCTGATGATTTTATTAAATTAGCAGAAGCAGATTTTAACTCAAAATTAAGAGTTAGAAGTATGGTAGCTCAAACAACTATTACTATTAATGCTGAAACAGAAGCTCTGCCAACAGGATTTTTACAAGTAAGAGATTTTTATATTTTAAGTGGTTCTACAAAATGTCCATTAAGATATGCAACACCATCTCAAATGGATCAAATGCAAGGCACATCAAATACTGGTTTGCCATCTGTCTATACAATATTAGGAGATACTTTTAGATTTTCTCCAAAACCAGATGCTGAATATACTGGTTATATAAATTACTATAAAACTTTTGATGCTTTATCATCATCAGTTGCAACAAATTATATTTTAGCAAGTCATCCAGCTATATATTTATATGGTTCTTTATTTCATGCTGCTAATTTTTTAGGAGGTATTAATCCTCAACAAGTTCAAACATGGCAACAAATGTATGGCACAGCTATGGAAAGATTAGAACAAAACGACAGAGAAGATCAATTTAGTGGATCACCTTTAGTACAAAGAGGTGAAGATACTGTAAGAGGTGCTTTCTCAAATAATTACAAATCAACAAGATATTAAATTATGCAATTACCTTTTGGCGAATGGCTTCCAGATCAACCAGATCATTTAAATCCTGGTGCTACTGTTGCAACTAATGTTTACCATGCACAATCAAGTTATAAACCTGTAAAAGGTTTAGTTGCTTATAGTGGTACATCTAATGTAACAAAAAATGCAAAAGGTGCTGGTAGTTTTAGAGATAATACAAATACAGTATTTACCTTTGTTGCTACTAAAGAAACTATTTATAAATTAACATCTGGTACTTTTAGTGAAATTGGTGCAAGAAATGTTTTATTAGCAACAGCTAAAGCATCATGCACAATTACAGTTTCTGATTATGCAAATATAGGTGCTTCAAAAACTATTACCTTAAAAAAAAATGATGGCTCAACTGTTGTCTTTACATCAACTACAGGAACAGCATCAGGAACTCAGTTTAAAGTAGAAACAAATAATAATACTACTGCAACAAATTTAAAAACTACTATTGATGCTCATGCTGATTTTACAGCAACAGTATCAGATGCAGTTGTTACTGTTACAAGAGCAGCTATTGGAAATGAAAATTTAACCAATGTATCATCTGACACTACAAGATTAACTACTACTAATTTTTATGGTGGAACACCTTTAACAGGATCAGATATAGATTATGTTACCTTTACACAATTTGGACAATATGTAATTGCTAGTAATGGAGTTGATGTACCACAATATTATTTAATGGGTACTTCAACAGTTTTTCATAATTTATCAACTATTGCATCAAGTGGAACTCCACCAACTTTTAAAACTTCAGGTGTTGTTAGGGATTTCTTAGTAACAGGAAATATTGTAGGTGCAAAAAACAGAGTAGCTTGGTCAGGAATAAATGACATAGCAACTTGGGAAGCTGGTGTTAGTTCATCAGATACTCAAGACTTACCAGGATCAGGTGGTCAAGTTGTGGCTATAACTTCTGGTGAGGTTGGTTATGTCTTTAGGGAAGATCAAATCATTCGTATGGACTTTGTGGGTGGAAACGTAATATTTAGATTTTCAGTTTTATCACCTAATAGAGGTGCTGTTTATGGACAAACAGTTTGCCAAGACAACAGACAAGTTTTCTTTTACGCATCAGATGGATTTTTTCAAATCAATGGCGACCAAATTTTGCCTATAGGAGCTGAGAAAGTAAATAGATTTTTTGATGGTGATTTAAACAAAGCATATTCAGATAGAATTACTGCTGCTGTAGATCCATTTAATACTTTAGCTATTTGGTTATATCCAAGTAAAGACAATGCTAACACAACTGGTATTTGTGATAAATTATTAATTTATAATTATGTAACTCAAAAGTGGTCAGTTGCTAAAGTTAAAGCATCACAAATCTTTAAACAATTCGTAGTAGCAAACACAGTTGAGTTAATGGATATTATATCTGAAAACTTAGACGAAATTAATATTTCATTAGATACTCCATACTGGACAACAGGACAATTATATTTAGGTGCTGTTGATGAAAATTTTAAAGCAGCTATATTTTCTGGTACTACTTTAGAAGCAGAACTTGAAACTAAAGAAACAGAATTGTTTCCAGGTCTTAGAGCAAATGTAACTGGTGTTAGACCAATTGTAGATGCAAGTTCAAATGTTATTATAAAAACTAGAGATAAATTATCAGACACAGTTACTTCATCTAGTTCAAGTACCATAAATGCTACAGGAATTGCACCAGTAAGACAAAGTGGTAGATACTTTAGAGCAAATGTAAAAATACCAGCAGAAAGTATTTGGAATAATGCACAAGGAATTGATTTAACAGCTAGTCAAGGTGGATCAAGATAATGTCAGATAAAATAGATATAGATAACATTAGATATTCAATTGAAACACAAGAATTTTTTCAAAGACAAGTAGAAGAAGCAGTAAATACGTTAATTAACAAAAACAATACTGAAAGCGATAAAGCTTTTAGTTGGTTTATGAATTAGGAGCAACATGACAACAAACATTAAAGACTATTCAACAACTCAAGCAAGTAACACATCACTTAACACTATTGATGTTAATGAGGGTATGTTACCTAGTAATCTTAATAATGCTATTAGAGCATTAATGAAGAATACTAGAGATTGGTTTAATGATGCACAATGGATTGAATATGGTGATGGCTCTGGTGCTTACACAGCAGCTTACGCATCTTCAGGTTCTTTTACAATCAATGGTGCAAATGTAACTTCTGTTTATCATGCTGGAAGAAGAATTAAATTAATAGCAGCAACACCTGGTACAATTTTTGGAACAATTAGTTCATCATCTTTTTCAACAAACACTACAGTTAATGTTACTTGGGATAGTGGCTCATTATCTAGTGAAACAATTTCTAATGTTTATATTGCAGCACTTTCAAAAACTAATTCATCTATTCCTACAGAAATTATA